GCGGCGATGCGCCTCCGCCTGAAAGCAGACCTGGACGTCCGCGTCCGGAGTAAGGCCGGTTAAGGCGCTCCCCGCCGCCAGCCCAATCGCGCCGCCTTCGGGCGGCTTTTTTATGCTCAAACAAAGGGAAAGACCGTGAGCATCAAGCAACTGCTGGAGCGCCGGGATACCGTCCTGGCCGAGGCCCGCGAGCGTCTCGACGAGATCAACTCGAACACCGACGAAAGCCGGGCCAAGGAACTCGAGGCCGCCCATGACAAGGCGATGGCCGAATATGACCGCCTCGACGCCCAGATCACCCGCGAAGAGCGGATGTCGCGCGCCGAGAAGGAAGGCGAGCAGCGCGCTCGCGAACACCGCGAACGCCAGCGCCCGCACGGCGACGACACCGAAACCCGTGGCTCCGGCGACGACGGCAAGCCGGAGTATCGGACCGTTTTCGCCAAGGTCATGTGCGGCGTCGATCCGCAGGACCTGAGCGCGGAAGAACGGTCCGTTCTGCGCCAGGGCGTGGCGAAGTTCGAGCAGCGCACCCAGACGGCGGGCGTGACCACTGCGGGCGGCTACACCGTGCCGACCGAGATCCTCAAGGAGATCGAGGTCTCCATGAAGGCGCACGGTCCGATGTACGACGGCGAAGTCATTCGCGAGGTCAAGACTTCGTCGGGCAACCCGCTGAAACTGCCGACCATCAACGACACCGCCAACTCGGGCGGCGCGCACGCCGAGGGCGAGCCGATCAACGATGACGGCGGCGCCGACGTGGTGATCGGCCAGCGCAGCCTGGGCGCCTATTCGTTCGACACCGAATTCATCCGCTGGTCGTGGGAACTGGATCAGGACTCGATCTTCGCGTTCGAAGCCCTGCTGTCCGAACTGCTTGGCGAACGCATGGCCCGCATCGCGAACCGCAAGCTGACCGTCGGCACCGGCGCCGACGAGCCCAACGGCATCGTCACTGCCTCGTCGCTGGGCAAGACGGCGGCGGCTCAGGCCGCCATCACGTTCGACGAACTGATCGACCTGGAACACTCCGTCGATCCCGCGTACCGCAAGGCGCTGAGCTGCGGCTACATGTTCAACGACGACACCCTGAAGGTCCTGCGCAAGCTGAAGGACGGCGACGGCAACTATCTGTGGCAGGCCGGGAACGTCCAGCAGGGCGTGCCGGGCACGCTGAACGGTCGTCGCTATCACATCAACCAGGACATGGACCCGCTGGCCGCCGCCAAGAAGGTCGTGCTGTTCGGCGACATGAAGAAGTACTGGGTCCGCAAGGTCGGTTCGCCGATCATCGGCGTGCTGCGCGAACGCTTCTGGCCCGACCTCGGCATCGCCGGCCTGATCCGCTTCGACGGCGAGCTCGCCAACTCGGCGGCCGTCAAGCATCTGATCACCGCCGCCTGACGGCTGTTCGCCACTCTCGAAGGGACGGGGCGGCGGTGACGCCGCCCCGGCATCGACCATGAAAATCCGGATGCTGACCTCGATCTCGGGTTCCGACTTCTCTCTCGCGCCCGGCGACGAGGACGACGGCAAGCACTTCTCGGAGAAGGAGGCTCGGCGGCTGGTGGCGACCGGAGCAGCCGTCGCCGTCCCGAAGTCCAAGACCGAAACGACCACCCGCGTCGAGCCGCGCGAGGAGACGCGCAGCTAATGTGGACACAGCCGGTTCCGCCCGCATTGTCGGACGATGTCGTGGCCGGTCTGCTGCCATCCGCCAAGGCTCACCTCCGCGTCACGACGGACGATGAGGACGACCTGATCAGCGCGCAGATTCGGACCGCTATCGGCCATGTCGAGAAGATGATCGGGGGGTTCATCATCGCACGCGAGGTGACGGTGCTGGCAACGGCTTGGAGCGACCTGGACCGACTGCCGACTGCCCCGGTCGCTGAGGTCAGCTCCATTCAATATCTGCCGCACGGCGCGGCTGACCCCGAAGTTCTGACGGAAGGTGGCTACCGCAAACGTCTGGTCGGGCTTGACCCAAAGGTGACCGTTGCGCCCGGCCAGCGTTGGCCGGTGATAGCGTCCGGCTCGGACATCTCGGTTTCGCTGGTGGCAGGCTACACCGACGACGACCGTCCCCCTGAACTCTGGCAAGCGGCGCTGCTGCTGATCGGTCAGTGGTTCCGGAACCGCAGCGCGGTCAACGTCGGCAACATCGTCAACGAACTGCCGAATGGCGTGGACGCGCTGCTCTGTAACCATCGCCGCTATCTCGCGGGCTGATCCTCCCGACAAACCACGTTTGTCCGGGCGAGGGACTTTCAGACATGAAGATCATCACGTTCGCCCGCCGCTGGCGGCGTCGCATCAATGCGGTCACGGTTGAGGAATACCCGGCGGGCTCTACCGCGACCGTCAGCAACGAACGAGCCGCCGCCGCCGTCAAGGCTGGCGTTCTGGTTGACGCACCGATCGATCCTCCGGCCGACGATCAGACGCAGGCCTGATCGTGGACCCCGGCGAGTTCGACAAGCGGGTATCGCTGATCCGACTGGACCATACGGGCCGGGATGCGGCGGGTGCGCCGCAAACGCAGCGGGTGCAGTTCGCGCGCCCTTGGGCGAAGGTCGTCTATCCGGGTGGGCGGGAGTTTCTGGCCGGTGACGGCGAGGTGACCGAGCGCCGCGTGGTGTTCCGATTCTATCGGCAGGCGGGCGTCGATCTCGAAACCATCGTCGTCCACGGCGGCGTCGACCATGATGTCCAGGACATCCGTCCGTTCGACGATGTGATGGAACTGCACACGGTCAGCAAGGCCGCGCCCGCGTCGTGAAGCCGACGATCAGGACTGAGGGCTTTCGCGAGATGGACGCCGCTCTCGCGGAGTTCTCTAAGGCCACGGCCAAGAACATCCTGCGTCGGACCGGGATCGAGGCCTTGGAGCCGGTCGCGGAGGAAATGCGCGACCTCGCCCCGGCGCAGCCGCGCGGCGACGAGGATCTCAAGAACTCCATTGCCGTCTCGACAATGCTGAACAAGCGGCAACGGCGCCTGAACCGCGATCCCGCAGTGGTCGAGGTGTACGCCGGTCCCGCCGGTCAAGGCGGCAAGAACGCGCCGCCGCAGGGCGTGCAGCAAGAGTTCGGCAACGAGATTCACGGGCCGCAGCCTTTCGCGCGGCCTGCATGGGATCACCAGCAGGATCAGGTTCTCGAACGGGTCGCGACCGGTCTGGACGATCAGATCGGCCGGGCCACCGTTCGCGCCCAGCGCAAGGCGCTCAGGGTCAAGGGGTGACGATGGAAGAGGAACTGCGGGCTCGCCTGGCTGAGGCGGCGGGGGTCTCGGCCCTTGTCGGCGAAAGGGTTCAGTGGGCGGTGCGCGAGGACGCGCCCTCGGTCGCGCTTCACCTGATCGATGCGCCGCCAGACTGGACCCTGAAAGGGCCGAGTGGGCTGGTTCAGGCCCGCGTGCAGATCGACTGCTGGGCTGACACCTTCCTTGGGGCCAAGGCCATTGGAGACGCGGTCCGGGCGGCGCTTCCGCCCATCGGCGCGGTGCTGGGCGCCGTCAAGTTTCACAGCTGCGTCGTCCTCGACACAGACCGGGGCCGCTTCGGCGAAAGCCCCAACATCCTTCACCGTACCCGGATCGATGTCCGGGTGTCCTACAGCCCGGCCTAAGGAGGGCCGAAAACATGGCAGATTCGGAAGGCATCACCGCCGACGGCATGTCGTTCTCGTACCGCACTTCGGCGGCCGGGGTCGTGCCGAAGGTCTGGTCGGAAATCGGCGAGGCCGTTTCGGTTTCGCTGCCCAACCCGACGCGGGAATCGGTGGAGTTCACCCACCTGAAGAGCCCGAACAGGACGCGCGAACATAAGCCGTCGATGATCGAGCCGGGCGAAAGCGGGGTGGTCCTGAACTATACGCCCGAAGCGCGCGCGACCCTCGATACCCTGTTCGTCGCCCCCGGCATCCAGGAGTTTCAGGTCGGCTATCCCGATGGGGCCACCGAGACCTTCAGCGGCTTCCTGACCGGGAAGGCGACCGAGGGCGCGGAGGTCGCGGGCAAGCTGACGCTGAACGCCCCGATCAAGGTCACCGGCCTGCCGGTGTACGCGGAGCCGGAAGCCTGATGACCGGAAACGCCGTCAGGGGCGAAGTGCCCTTCGTCGTCGAAGGCCAAAGCTACACGCTGGTCTTCGACTTCAACGCCATCTGCACGGTCGAGGAGGTCTTCGACCTGCCCATCGCGCAGATCGGGGAAAAGATGGCCGCCGGGATGCGGGCGGGCGACCTGCGCAAGTTGATCGCCGCCGGACTTCAGGACCGTCACCCTGGCATCACCGACCTTCAGGCCGGTTACCTGATCGGCAAGCTCGGCGCCCAGGTCGCGGCTGAGAAGCTGGCGGAGGCCATGCAGGCCGCGTTCCCGGATGCGGGAGGCGCCAAGGGCTCCGCGGTCCCTCGGAAGGGCCGCCAGTAAGGGTCGATTTTCCGGCTCTGTTGACGTTCTGGGTCGAGATCGGTCTCGACCCGGAAACGTTCTGGCGGCAAACGCCGCGCCTGTTCGCCGCCATCGTGAAAGGGCGGATGAACGCGCTGGACCGGGAGCAACGCGGACGGGCCTGGCTGGCCTGGCACGCGGGGCTGATCGGTCGGATGAAGAAGCCGCCCACGCTGGACGAGCTTTCCGGCGTCCGGCGTGAGGTCAAGCGTATGTCGGCGGCTGAGATGAAGGCGGCCTTCGCCGCGATGCGCGAAGCCAGTAGGTGACAGCCGAGTTCACATGAACCTATGGTCGCGCCCTTCGCAGGGAGGGTGTGATGCGGTTGTGGTTAGCGGTGACGGCGGCGGTCGTAGTGTCCGGGTGCGGAATGATTCCGGGCACGAAGGAGCACGCGGTCGAGAAAGGCAAGGAGCTCGCGGCCCGCGAGCTTATCGATCCGGGCTCGGCCCAGTTCAGAGATGTCGTCGCGTTCAAGGCTGGCCCGAGCTCGACTGGTTTTGCGCCGCCGGGTAGCTGGACAGTTTGCGGCGAGATCAACGGCAAGAACCGGCTTGGCGGTTACGTCGGCTTTGCCAAGTTCGCCGCCAACATCGGAACCGGCGAGGTAATGCTTCAGGCCAGTGAGCCTGGAGCGCTCGCCTCCTCTGATGACATCGCCGCAGCGGGTTACAACAATATCGCCTTGGACCTGATCACAAGCACTAACTGCTCGACGCTGTCCCGGTACTGAGGCGGCAACATAGACGATGCCATAGGGCGGCTCCTCGGGGCCGCCCTTTTCTTTGGAGTGACGCTTATGACGCAATCTGTTGTCGGCGCGCTCCGTGTCGTGCTGGGCCTTGATACGGCTCAGTTCGATAAGGGCCTGACGGCGGCTCAAAAGCATCTTCGCGGCGTCGCCAAGTCGATGCAGGACACCGGGAACTCGATGATGCAGGGCGGCGCCGCCCTTACCATCGGGATCACCGCGCCGTTCATCGCCTTGATGGCGACGTCGCGTGAGGCGGCCATCGAATCCCGGACCGCCGTGGGTCAGGTGGAGTCGGCGCTGGCGTCGATGGGGAACGCCGCCGGTCGTTCGCAAAAGCAGCTCGAAGACCAGGCGAAGGCCCTTCAGGGGCTGTCCGTCTTTGACGACGACGACATCCTGCGGAAGGTCACCGCGAACCTGCTGACCTTCGGTAACGTCTCCGGCGGGGTGTTCGACCGCGCGCAGCTTGCCGCCGTGAACCTGTCCGCCCGCCTTCAGGGCGACCTGCAGGGCGCAACCATGATGCTGGGCAAGGCCCTGAACGATCCGGTGAAGGGCATGACCGCCCTCACCCGCGCGGGCGTCTCGCTGGATAAGGCGACGCAGGATCGCATCAAGTCGCTGGCGAAGCAGGGTAAGCTTGAGCAGGCGCAGATTATCCTGCTGCGCGAGGTCGAACGGCAGTTCAACGGCGCCGCCGCCGCTCAACGCGCCGCCGATCCGGACGCCGCCGCGCGCGACGCCTGGCGCGAGATGCAGGAAACGCTCGGCGGGATCGCGCTGGACGTTCTGCCTCCGCTGACCGCCGCCCTGGTCACTGCAATGGAGGCCTTCAACCATCTCTCGCCGGAGATGCAGGCGATTGTCGTCGGAGGTGTCGCCATCGCAGCGGCCTTGGGTCCGGTCGTAACCGTTCTCGGCGCCGTGGTCACGGCTGGGGGCGGCCTCGTCGGCGCTCTGTCAAAGGTGAGCCTCGGCACTACGGCGGCGGCTGGTGGCACCTCCCTGCTGGCCTCGGCGATGGCCGGTCTTCGTACGGCGATGATGTTCCTGGTGACGACCCCTTGGGGGCTCCTGATCACCGCCGTAGCGGTGGCTTTGGGGCTGCTGATCATGCGTGGTCGGCAGGCCGAGGACATGGCCAAGAAGCTCGACGAACAAGAGCAAAAGACCGCCAATGCCTTGCGCGAATACGAGGACGCCGCGCGCTCTGCCGCCACGGCGACGGGAGAGGCGAAGAAGACGGCTGAGGAGCTTGTCGTCGTTAAGCGCGAGCTCGCCCTCCGCGAGGTGGATAATGCGGTGAAGGCTCGCGAGACAGCGGTTGCCTATGCCGTCCAACGCGCGGAGCTGGCAAAGTTGGCTGCGCAGGAAGCGACCCGCCAACGGGCGCGCGATTCGGGGGAAGTCGCCGGGTCCTTGGCCTATGCCGGGGCTATGCAGGAGAGCGCCGAACAGGCCCAAGCTGATGCGACACGCGCGACTGCCGACGCAGCGAAGGCTCAAGCGGACCTTGAGGCACTGCAAAGGCGCATCGCCGATGGCTCGTTCCTTGGCGGCGGCGGGGGTGGTGGGGCTGGTGGCGAGGGAGGCGCGGGCGGTCGGGGTGCTGCCGAACGGCTAGAGCGCGAGCGCGAACAGCGCCGTCGGACGGCCGAAGACATGGCCTATCAGGTGGACCTGCAAGAGGCCCAGCTCAAGAACGACCAGGACCGCGTGCGCGAACTGGAGCGCGAAGAGGCTGTTCGTCAGAGAACGCGCGCCCTGATCGACGCCGGAATCCTGAAGGATGAGAAGGCCGCCGAGGAGGCTGAGCGCGTTCAAAAGCGCCTTGATAAGGCGATGGAGGACCAGCTCCAACGGGAGCGCATCGCCGACCGTCGTCAGCACGACATGATGCTGAATACGTTGGAGGGACGGGACGACCTGAACGCCAGCATCGAGCGCCAGATTCAGTACGAAGAACGCCTTGCGTTCTGGCAAAGCCAGCGTCTGGACCTGCTGTCGGCGGAGGAGGCCGCTCGCGCGGATATGGCCCAGATCGACGCGGCCCGCGCGGCGGCGGCGGAGCGCGAGGCTCGGGCGGCCCAGCAGCAGCACCAGATCGAGCTCGCCCGTCTGCGGGGCGATGAACGGGAGGAGCGTCGGCTGCGTCGTCAGGCGGATATCGACGCCCGCGCCCGCGACTATCAGACCCGCGACATCAACCCGCTCGATCCAGACGCTGCCCGTCGTCAAGCTGAGCGCGAGGTCGGTGAACTCGACGACGCCGAACTGCAAGGCAAGTTCCGGGACTTCATCAAGGAGGGCTGGCAGGCGGCCCTCGACGGCGACCTGTCCGACTTCGCGAAAAAGTGGGTGACGGAATGGGCCAGTCGGGGCCTTGAAGATGCGCTCAACAGTCTCGCCGACCTGTTGGCCCAGATCTTCCGCAACACCGACTGGGGAAGCCTGCTGGGCAAACCCGGTTCGTCCGGCGGCGGGTTTGATTGGGGCGGCATCGGCTCCACCGTCAGCGGCTGGTTCAAAAAGCTGCCCGGCTTCGCCAATGGCGGCTCGATCCTGCCGGGCGGTTCGGGCGGCATTGATAGCCAGCTGGTCCAGTTCCGGAAGTCGCCGGGCGAGCGGGTCGACATCTACACGCCCGGCAAGGATATGGGCGCGGGCCAGCGCGCGCCCCTGTCGTTCGACCTGCGCGGCGCGGTCATGACCGGTGACCTACTGCGGCAGATGGAAGGCATGGCCCAGGCTACGGGCGGCGCGGCCCTGCGTGGCGCGCGGGCCGCCGTTCCGACCGACATGGCCTATGCGGGCCGCTATCGCCGTGGAGGTCGCTGACCGTGGGGCTGATCCTTCCGACCATGCCCGGCCCCCGGACGGCGCATGTACGCCCCTGGACCCGGCGGGCGTCGCTTGAACCCGAGTTCGGGGGCGAGACCACGCGCCTCGGCCGAAAGGGTTCCCGGTATGTCATGGACGTCGAAATGCCGCCCCTGACCTACGCCGAGTCTCTAGCGTGGACCGATCTTGAGGATGAAACGGCCACCGTCGTGATGGAGGTTCCGGAGCCCGGCGTGGTCAAGGGCGCCCCCGGTCTGGCTGTGATCGACGGCCACGACCAGGCCGGTATGACGCTGCGCGTGCGCGGGGTGACGGAGGGTTACGCGTTCCGCAAGGGCTGGTTCCTGTCGGTGCTGACCGGGGGTGCATGGTATCTCTACAAGGCGCGCGCGACGGCGGTGGCGGGCGCTGACGCCGTTCTCGAAATCCCGCTGAGGACGATGCTGCGCGAGCCGCCGATTGACGGCGACAGGGTTGAGCTGGTCCGACCTGTGATCGAAGGTTTCGCCCGGTATGAGGGGGCGCCGATCGAGGTCACGCAGCAGACGGAACTGCGGTTCAGCATCGAAGAGCGGGCGTGATGGACCCCGTCACCGAAGCCGCCTACCGGCGTCCCGCGCCGGTCGCCTGCACGCTGATCCGGTTCGACCTGCCCGCCGGTCCGTTGTGCCTGACCGACGGCGGCTTCGTCCGTTTTGATGCGGGTGAGGGCGGGGGGGTCGAACTCTACCGGGGCCGCGATCCGGTGTTCGGCGCATTGGGCTCGCTGCCCCGGATCAGGGACGGCGCCGAGGAGACCACGACGCGGGTCAGCCTGGTCCTGCTGCCCGAAACGGATGACGCAGCGACGGCGCTGGGTCAGCCCAACGTCCAGGGACGGCGGGTTCAATGGTGGGAAGGGGTTGTCGATCCCGAAACCGGCGAACTGGATGGTCCGCCGCTGCTGAAGTTCGACGGCGAGATTGACCGGCCCCGGCTGGGCGTCAACGCCGGTCGAGCGATCATGCTGGACTGCGGAACGCAGGCTGAGCGTCAGGTCGAACCGAATGCGGACTGGCGGCTGAACAGCGCCTTTCACCAGCGCATCTGGGGTGAAGGCGAGCTGGGCCTCGTGCACGTCGTCAACGTCCTGAAGAAATCGGAATGGCGTGAGCGCCCGCCGAACCCCGGCCTGTTCAAGCGGCTGCTGAACACCTTCGTACCTTTCACCAAATAGGGGCGCCTATGCATCCCATGTTGAAGCGGGCCGCCGCCGTGCAGGCCTGCATGGACCGGTTCGCGGGCAAGCCCTACGCCGCCGGAACGCGGGACTGCGCCAAACTGGCCGCCCATGCCCTGCACAGGATGGGGCGGTCGTGCCGACTGCTGACGGACGCCCGGCATACGACAGAAACCGGGGCGCTCAAGTACGTCCGGCGCAAGGGCTTTGACGACCTTGTCGCGTTGATGGACGCGACGGGCCTGCCCCGCATCGCCCCCGCCGCCGCGCTGCCGGGAGACGTCGTGGGATTGGAGTCCGGCGACGCCTTCGGCTGTTCGCTGTCGGTGGCGTTGGGCGACGGACGTGTCCTCGGGTTCCGGGACGGCGTGTGCCAGCCGCTCGAACCGCACGCCTTCGTCGCCGCCTGGAGGGTCTGATGCCGCAGATCGCCGCGTGGGCCGCCACCGCCGTCTCCGCCGCCGCTCCGGCCGCCGCCACGGCCGCGACCGCCGCCGCGCCGTCGCTCGCCTCGGTGGCGATGAAGGTGGCGCTGAACGTCGCCATCTCGGCGGCGATGTCGGCGCTTCAGCCGCAGGTCGGGTCAGCGGGCAAAACGTTCGAGTGGACGCTGGACCCGAACGCGCCGATCCCGTTCGCCGCCGGTAGGGTCGGGGTCGCGGGTTCGGTCATCCACCTCGACACGTTCGGGCCGGACAAGATGTATTACGGCTTCGTCTCAGTCCTGTCTGGGGCGGGGCCGATCAAGGATGTGGTCGCCTTCAAGGGCGACGACGAGGACGTCACCTTCAACGCAGACGGCAAGGCCGTCACCTCCCAATGGGAGGGCGAGATGTGGATGCGCTGGCGCGCGGGCTCGCAGCCCGAGGCGGCGGCCATCCCGTCCCCGCCGGGGCTGAAGAGCGGCGCGGTGATGCCGGACTGGACGGCGGCGCACCGGATGTCCGGCAAGGCCGGTTACATGCTGGTCCTCGGCGAGAACTCCAAGCGGACGGCCTATCCGACCGGCGAGGTAAAACCGCTCGTCACCATCGACGGCCTGTTCGGCTGGGACCCTCGGCAGGACAGCACCTATCCGGGCGGCGTCGGCCCCTGTCGTCTCGCCGATCCCGCCACCTGGGTCTGGATCGATAACCCCATCCTGTGGGCGTTGAAGTGGTCCCTCGGCCTGTGGGAAGGTCCGGTCGGCAAGGGGGCGCCGGGGGTCGATTATCAGGTCGGCGGGATCGGTGCGAAGCCGTCCGGCATCGACATCCCCGCGTTCGTCGCGGCGGCCAATGTCGCAGAGGCGAACGGCTGGAAGGTCGCGGCCTATCCGACGACCGATGACGACAAGAGCCAGGTGTTGGACGCGTTCCTGCAAGCGGGCGGCGCGATCTATGCGCAGTACGCGGGCAAGATCAGCTGCATCCAGCGCGCTGCGCCGGTCGCCAGCACGGTCACCATCACGGCGCGTGACACGGCGGGACCGTTGGAGATCGACACGGCGGCCAGCCGGATCGACCGCATCAACACCATCCGCCCCCGGTTCTGGAGCGCTGCCCATCGCTGGCAGAT